GTGATGCTAGGGCGCTCCAGTTGACCGCTAGTGTTCAACTCAAAGCCGCTGGCTTGCAGTGGCAGGGCGATGTAGGTTTCGCCGTCGTACACAACATCATTTCCGTTGACTTGTGTCCAGTTACAGAACCGATAGATCGATTGCTCGCCTGAGCCCGGTTCCAGCAAGACGGCGATATCAAGCGTAAAAAGATCAATAATCTCAGGTAACTGAGTCTTAAAGGTTTGGGCGTTAGGAGGTGATTGTGTCATATGTAGATCCTTACCAGTTCAAAACTTACTGTCATGTAGCCTGAGCTTGCGGGAGTCATTTCCCAGCCATCAGCAAGAATGTAATTACGAGCTGCAAGAGTTAGTGTTATATCAACAACTGTGCCGTTTGCGATAGTCACGGAAGTTAATAGGCCGGTAGCAAGATTGGCAGTGTAGTTGGTGGGCCGTGTGTAACCAGTAAGTGTTAAGGATGCAATCGCGTCGTAGCCTAAATTCAAGATTCCGCTTGCAAAAGGACGTTGAAAATTCTTGGTTGCCATGATTGGCGTCCAGCTGATTGCCTGTCCTTTTGTACTTAAGAAAAAGCTCTCGACTGAATAAGCGCTTGAATAGGGAAGAGGTGGTGTTTCACAGCGCCAGCGCTCTTGATCAATATTGAGGCCATCTGTTAAAAGTTGGCTGTAGCCATCTCCGAAATTGATTAGTTGACGCCGTTGGGTACGGCGTACTGGCGTGGCCATTACCAGTGGGATGTCATCAAAGTTAATGTATGCCATTACAGGATGCCTCCGCTACGTTTTTGGTTGACTAGCGTTGACATCACGATACCTTGGACTTGATTAGCAATCTGTTTTTGTGCGGCAGGACTGAGATTTTCGCCGGTATTTTGAACAGTAATGTTGACTGAGCCAACTTGAACGTTGCCAGCTCCCAGAGCATGGTTAGGGTAGATGCTGCCGCTGGAGCGCGGCATGAACAGCTCGGGGCCGCGTTCCCCCACTAAGTAGGAGCCACCCGCAGAGACAGGACCTCCATTGGCACGCTGTCCCAAGATTGAAGGAATAGTAAAACCGGTGACGCCTGTATCGCCCTTACCAAATTGGTAAGGACCTGCCCCCTTAAACAAACCTGCACCGGGTAAGAAGTTTGCGGCAAGGCCAATAAGCTGCATCTGGATGTATTTGGCGATCATTTGACCAGCCATATTCAGGAAGTTATTTGCTGTGGCCTGGAAGAAGTTTGCTAAAGCTTCTTGTGCGGACATGCTTCCGTTCACCATTTCGGTAAACGATGCAGAAAATGCTTGCCCGATGCCTTCTGCGGCGGTAGTGACTTGTTGTGCGGGGGATACAAGTTTTTCTAATTCGGCGCGTACTTTTTCAAGTTCTTTGGACAGTTCTCCGTCCGCTAAAAGTGGTGGAATATCAAACGCTAATTTGTAGTCAGCATTGCTGAAACTACTAAATGCGCCGGCAAGAGCGTTTTGAGTTTTTGTAGACAAAATGTCTATGACGCCTAACTGGGCATAAAGTTCACGAGTCTGTGCTTTTTGGGCGTCGTCAATTTGTTTTTCAGTTAGTAATTGATCCTTTGTGGCAGTATTTAATTGCGTAGCAAATAAAAATGCACGTTCTTGGTCGCTTAAAGATTTACTAAATAGTTGTCGAAATGTAATCATACGTTGAATACGCGCTTTATCGGCTTCGGCACGGATTTTTTCTTCTTCTGTTGTGGCAGCAGCAATACTTAGGTCGGCTTCGGACAACAAAAAGTTATCTTGAGCGTCGCTAAATTGCTGAGAACGTAATTTTGCAATGCGCTCCAGTTCTTTTCGTTGTTGCTCAAGTTGTTGTGCAGCTTCTCTGTCTCTCCTTTCTTGTTCAGTTGCCGAAATAACTGCTTGTGTCCTGGCACTTTGAATACCAGCTAATTCTAAAGCTTGCTTACGTAGCACTTCGTTTTGACGAAGTTGTTCATCTACCAACTGTTTGTTATCTGTTGTAAGTTTTTTGTTAATTTCATACCTTTCGTTGTCGTATTTTGTGTTTATGCGAAGTTTTTCAGCTTCGAGATCTAGCTGGACATTACGAAGTTTATCCGCTTCGTTTCTTCCTGTGGTGCGGCGTTTTTCAATGTTAATTAGTTCTCGGTTAAACAGGATTTCTGCATTAGACGTTGCAAGAATTTCAGCAAAAAGAATACGAGCTTTTTCGAGTTCCTGGTTATTTTCTTTTAGGCCGTCGTTCATTTTACGAACGGCATTATCTCCGGCTATAAATTTAACTACAAGTTCTCCAGCAACTTTTAATACTTGGCCAACAGAAGAAAACGCAACGTTGATACCCTTAATAATTAAATTGACGGCGTTAATAAGTGTGCCCAAGGCGGCAGCAAATGGGGCACCAATGATTCCCAGTAAAGTTGATACTGCAGCCGTAAAATCGCTCCAAGCGGCGCCAAGGACGTTTACGGCATTGGTGATACCTCCGACGGTCCCCGGAATTGCGCCTGTTTTACGAAGAATGTCTTCCTCGATTGCAAGTTGGGCTCCACGGGCATCTCCAATCTTTTTAAGTAGATTAACCTGGGTTGCAAGTGCGGTGTTTACTCGATAACCGCTTTCTTCTAGGGCTTGTAGGTCTAAACGTTGAAGCGCGGAACCTAGTTGTGAAGCTTTTTGGATAGCTTGATCGAGGGCTTGCCCGATAGCACCACCGAGAATCTGTCCGCCAAAGCCTGTTCCGACAAAAGAGCCGAGGATACTACCGCCTACCGTGCCAGGTCCACCCCCAAACAACAAAGGGAAACCCGCGCCCAGGGCCAGGTTTTCAAGAAAAGATGCGCGTCCCGCGCCAACACCACTCCGCTGGCGCCTACTCATAGGTCCTTCACTAGGAGGAGAAATAGTTCCTCCTGGGGTTACAAGACGTCCGGCAATTCGAGCTTGTGTAGCAGCTTCTTGCTCCAGGGTGGGAAGACCCCGGGATGTACGCATCAGATTCTCAAGTTTGCGCTCATAGGCGTCAAGTTTTTGGCTGGCTTCAGCCCATGTGTTGGCTAAGTTTTGTACGGCGACATCTTGCTTTTTTATATCGCCACTGCCTCGTATAAATGTTGCACCTAGAAATTCTTCAAACCCGGCAAGTTGTTGGTTGATTGCACTTACAGACTCGCCAATTTTTCTTTCACCGTTGACAAATTCGCGGACAATATCATTTACTTGCTTGCTTAAAATCCCGGAAGCATCTCTAGCTGCTCCACGACCTCCGATGTTTAGGGCCAGCGGGGTTTTGTTGATGCTTTGAACTACTTTTTCTAGGCGTGATGCCTGGTTTATTACGGCGTCGAGGTACCGCTGACCGCCTACCCCAAGCTGGATATTGACTGGATAGTCCACCTTGTGTCCGAGTTTGGTCTTCTACTAGCTTACCGGCCTCGCATCGTCCCGGCTTGTTTGGCGCTACGTGACGCTTTTTCTTCGTTCTCGTGTTTAACTTCGAAAAAAGCTGCCCAAGCGATCAGTTCTTCCTGGGTCAACTCGGAGGCAAGTTGGCGCACTGTCATTTTCAGTTCTGTGGCCAGAAAGAAAATGAAGTACCAGTCGGAATTAGCTTTTTAGGGCGGCTTTCGCTTCCTCCACCTTGGTTTCGGTGCCCGAGGTCAACATGGCGAGTTGGATGTCCTGGAGGATGCTGGCCTCGACTTCGCGGCGAAGGGCGGCACGATCGCCATCGGCAAATAAGCGCTTGCCGTCTTTGTCGAGGGCTTTTTCGAGCATCAGGCTCAGGGCAAAGTCACCAGCGTCGTCGGCGTTGGACTTTTTCTGGATGGCTTCGCGTTCGGCGATAGTCAACGGGTGCCAGTAGATCTCCAGCACGATTTCGCCTTCGACTGTGACCTCGTGCCTATAAAGCTGACTGACACCGAATTTGTTGCGGAGCAGTTCGACGGCTCGCATGGGGGAAGAGCTAGTTGTTCAATAATACACTAGGGGTTTGCCGTGAATTGGCAAGAGATCAGTCCCACAAAGTGGGAACGATCCTCAATTTCCAGGGGAGTGGGACCAACGATGTCAAGGACGCGAGGGTCGCAGGTGTAGGTGTCGACGTAACCCGAGGCATTTACGGAGGTGAGGCCGTCGATGACAGCTTCGCTAAGGGAAGCCAAGGTTGCTGTTCCAGCGGATTTGGGGACATAGACGTTGCAGGTTATGACGCCTGAGTAGAAGTCGGCAGCGGCACCCATGTTTTGGAGGGTGGAACGATTGAAGTTCACCGACATTGCGATGTACTTCGTGGTTTTGCTTGGTGTGGTGTACGGCATGTTGTCGAACACCATCGTCACCGTGTTGTCGACGGCGGCAACCGCGTCTCGAACGGCTTTTTCAAATGCGGCGCGAACGTCTACGAGGCTCATGGCGAGATGTATCGGACTCCACTAGGAGCTTCAGAAGCTCCACGGAAGGTTGCGGCTACGCGCAGACTAGGAGATTTAGACTCCTTAAACACTGATTTGATTAGTGGACCTATTTCGCCTTGAATAAAATTAACAATTTTGTTATCGGAAGCAACTAAAGCATATTTGGCGTATTCGGCAGTATTACCGATAAAAATTGAATCGGTAAGTTTGAACAAAGGTGTTGTAAATCGAGGTTGAATTAACGGAGATACGGATCGAGCCGCGGCCCTGCCTGCAGCACCCCCACCCGCGTCAAAGTAGGCACGAGTTTTATCAATTTTGATACCGCTCCAAGGAGAATTTTTCTGTACTTGGTCCTTAGCTTTTATTCGGCTTTTGCTTGTTTTCCAACTGGATGCAAAAAATCCTGTGTATTGAGGACTATAAGCAGGTAGTTCTTCAAGAATGATTTGAACAACGGTATTTAAGTCGTCCGTCAAACGTGCGGTCAGATCTCTTTCTATTGCTTTAGCTAGCGGCCCCTTCATCAGAAGCGCACCAGCAAGATGCAGAGGTAAGTTTGGCCGCCTCGGTAAGTACGAATGTCGGTAATTTGGGCTGTACGTGAAGATCCGGCGAAGGTAAGGATAATTTCGTCTTGGAGAGTTGGTTGATTGTTGCCGATGAGATCTGGGGTTATGTAAACCTTGGCTTGGCGTTGTTCGCGACCTTCCTCTTCTTCAGATACGACAAACTCAATGGGTACTTTTATGCTTGAGTAGGTGGTATTGGATGTTGTAACTGCCCCAGTGTCTACGTTATAGGTGGGGTTTACTTTTCGGGTGTAAGTAATAGCTGTATCGAGGGCAGTACCAAGTTCGCCAACGATGTCTTGGGCTACAGATTTGAATACGGTGTCGAGAGATCCGGCCATATCAACCTCGGAATAGACGGACGGCGTAGTTAGCTGCGCCACTCATGCAATAGGGACCGAGGTAGGTCTGGAGCCAAGGGTAGACGTCGAAAACGTTGTTGATGACGCCGCTG